CTCCCCGACCAGTAATATGGTCATTGGGGAGGAAAGGAGAGAATTGGATTCTCCCACTGGGCCTAAGCCCCGTAGCCCCTAATAGGGACTACGCCTCCCCAGCTTGATGTTGACGCGCTGGGGGCGTCCTGAACGCTCCAAGTGCTCATCATCAACATTGGCAGTGTCGATGTTAGGAACGCCTAACCTTCTGAGATGATATCTCAGGAGGGCCGGCGCCTCCATACTGAGACACTTGAGTAGGGCACCAGTCCCCTCCAAATGACTAGGAGGAGATTTGGCACGCACATAGTAGCCCTTAGTCAGGGGGCTATGCGTGTATGGATCCAGCGACTCGAATTGGTATCCGAGCGCTGATTCCCTGCCCAATAACGGTGAGGTTGGAGCCACGTTCGGGAAGTGCTTTAGCATCTTCCCAAGGTAGTTATCCAACCACCGCGCTCCACTCCAGATCCCTGCCCAATAGAGCAGGTTTCGAAGTGCGACCGCGGCTACAACACCGTCAGCATCCAGCCGTGATGTTGGGAGTACCTGACGTACTTTGACGATGGAAACATCATTTCCGTCGTAGTACTCCTTTCCGCAAGACTCTCTGAATCTTCCGATCCAGTAAGACTTGCCGACGTTAACCCGAAACCCAAAGGTCTCGAGTTCGCCGATCACGGACAGCACATTGTCTCTGGGGACAATTAAATCATCCCCAAAGACGCGTACCCGCCCGGAATAACAGTTAACAACCTGTTTCCGGGAGAGCGGGGTGCTTAGCTCCCTCTCGATCCCAAGGAAGATCACGGTCAAAAAGACCATGGCTTCCACGGGAAAGCAGAGAGCTGAACCCATAGACGCGAACTTGGCAAGGGGTATAACCCCATAACCAGGTACGTCAGCCTTCCGACTCCTGCTGGCTTGGACAGCCTCGTGCAAATGAGGCCAGTCCTCCAACATTAGTCGTACATGCTGATTCGAAACACGATCGGAAGCTTCACTCAGATCGAGTGTAGCCAGGTCTCCAGTGAGAGACCCATAGCAGGCCATTTCCCTATTAGGGTCTTGGTCCACTAGACCGAACATGCGGGTGAGGAGACTATCCTCAGTGACCGCATCGCGAATAGCGCGATATATTGCCTGCTGTGCATATTGCATCACAGCTGGCTCAATCGCAATAATTCGAGGTGTTTTGAGCGTTTTAGGTACGGCTTTTACCCTGACGGGTAATTCCGCACCGGGTTCGTGGAGGTGAAGTCCCTTCCTCAAATCATCCAGGTTCTCTGGACGATTATTTGGGGAAAGGAAAGTCTCAGCGGGAAGAACCCGCTGAAGACGAACAGTCCAGGTACGCAGATTCCACTTGTGATTACTCACAAGTCTATCTGCGACACTGCCCGGACCATGCTTGGGAACAATACGTTCCCAGTAGATATCTCTATCTACTTTCGAGAATAAATCCCCGAAAAGCATCGCACTCATTCGCTTGAAGTCCTCTTTGTAAAGAGGATCCAAACGAGCGTCTGCGGCCTTCACATCCTGCTCACACTCAATGAACTCGGCCATCGCTCGCCTTTCCCTGTTCGGTGTTACCACCGAAGAGTTGGTCCCT